ATCCACTTTAAAATCAACATTATTTTCTAAATCCTTTAAAGAATCCAAATTAATCTTAATATCCATATTAATTAATAAAAAAACAGAAAAACATTATATATTTTAAACTTGTTTAGCGTACACAATTTCTATAATACCTTGAATAATGTTGGTCGTCGTTTTTTAAGTTTGCTAAATTCGTCTTAACTATATTCCCGTCACTATTTGAATAATAAATGTTTTGAATTTTATATCCTTTTTTCTCTGGCATTGATTCCATAATTTTAATACAGTTGTTACACGGCTTACTCGACTGTAATTTATTTGTCTTTGAAAAACGGACAACCAGTAAATTTACTGGCTCCAACCTTTTTTTATTTTTCGATGGTTTTAATTTTAACAAAGCATTATGTTCAGCGTGAATTCCAGGATCTACACCTTCAATATCGCCCATTATATTAATCCCAAAACTTAAAACTGTCGATCTGTTCAGGTTAGCGTTCTTTCCCTTTCAAAACGCACGCTATGTGGTTTGATGGGCCACAAACGCACGAATTAATATACCCCTCACCATTTTCATATTTGTCCACATTTGTATTAACGGGCAAACAAAATCTCTTAATAAACATTGTGTCAAGCAGCGAATCCATCTTTTACTTTATTTTATGTTATTATACTTAATTCTTTATTTTGTTTCATTTTTTATTTTGTTTTTTATTTTGTTTTTATTTTGTTTTTAAAAAAATATAATATATTTTCTCTCTATTATTAATTAAAACAAATTTATTTAATAATAAAAGAAACGTATGCCATCATTTAAACCAAAATCCGCTAAAAAAATAAAATTTAACAAAAAAAGTTCGATTACTCTTGATGGTAAGCACAAGGAATTTTTAAATGAGTTTTCAAAGGACGAAAACGATAGGATACCTGATTTACAGATCGAAAAATACGAATTGAAAGAACTTTTAAAAAAGGGCACTCTCACAGTCGAGCAACAATTAGAATATCAAGACAAAATCAATGAAATAAATGAAACAATAAAACAAACCAAAGGAAGAAAGATGGAATACTTTTTGGATAATTCCAAGTTTATTTTTGACTATTTTGAAAATAAAAAAAATATTTCAACCGGTACAACTAATATCAATATAAGTGATAAAAATAAAATACTTAATTCTTTTTTTAAGATTAAACAAGACGACAGCGCCAATATAAACCAAAACAAAACCAACAATATTGTACAAAAATATTTAAGTAATATTGACGACACATTTATTGATGTGAATTCGTTTATTTGTCAAACCGATGTTTGTCAGATATGTCACAAGGGCGAATTAATTCCGCTCGAGGACGAAGGCCTATTAATTTGTAATGCTTGTTTTAGAAGTATACCATATTTAATTGAAAATGAGAAACCGTCGTATAAGGAGCCGCCCAAGGAAGTATGCTTTTACGCTTATAAAAGAATTAACCATTTTAAAGAAATTTTGGCTCAATTTCAAGGCAAGGAAACTACTCAAATTCCTATTGAGGTTATTGAAAATATTAAATTACAAATTAAAAAGGAACGTATCGATTTGTCACAAATATCAAATAACAAAACCAAAGAGATTCTTAAAAAGTTGGGCTATAATAAATACTATGAGCATATACCATTTATTAAAGATAAATTGGGTATTAAACCGCCGATTATGTCGCCTGAATTGGAAGACACATTGTGCAATTTGTTTGTTGAACTTCAGTCGCCTTATTCGAAGTATTGCCCTGACGACCGTGTGAATTTTTTAAATTATTATTATACCGCATACAAGCTTTGTGAGCTTTTAGGAGAAGCACAATACTTAGAACATTTTCCAATGTTAAAAGATAGAGAGAAGAGAATAGAACAAGATTCAATATGGCGCAAGATTTGTGAAGAGTTGGATTGGGAATTTATACCGACTATTTAAAATAATATAATTACTTATTTTGATTAATTATATTATTGAATTATATTATTGAATTATATTTATTTTAATTTGGTTTATAGGGGAACAATGATAGTGTTGGTGTGTTATAAATAGAAAAGTTTGGGTCAAAACAATTTGAACCTACACCGGTTCCGTAACGCATACCTCCTCTCATTTTTCTACTTTTTTTACCTTTTCTGGTTTTTTTACCTTTTCTGGTTTTTCTACCTTTTCTTGTTTTCCTTCTTCTACCACCTTGATTATCTTGAAGATCTGCGAGATATAATTCATCATCAGAATCTTCTCTTGTTGTGTCACCTTGATCAGAGACAATGCTATCCTCGCTAATATCACCAATATTATTATTCAAATTATTATTATCATTATTATCATTATTATCTAAATCATCATCTGGATAAAAGTCAAAACTATCATCGAAATTTTCATTTTCATTTTCATTTTCAAACGCAAAACTGCCTACACTGACATCATTTTCTGAACTATTTTCACTGTTTGCAATACCAGATAGATTATTTTCATCATTATCATCATTATCATTATTTTCATCATTATCAGGATTAAGACTATCCATTATTTCTTGTGGTGTATTAGGTTGCCCAGTGTTATTATTAATTTGACCAAGTGATGTTTGAATTAAATTTATAGCAGCATCAGCAGACATGTTGTCTAAGAATAGTTGTTCCAATGTTTGAATATTATCTTCTGTAAAACCACGGTCTAATAGTTGTTGCCTTTGTGCTTGACTAAAATCAGCACCTCCTCGTTGTTTCTTACTTTTTTTATTACTTCGGTTATTACGTTTTTTACTTTTTCTTTGGGTAATACGTTTTTTACTACGTGTACGATTAGCCATAATATAGTATATTTAGATTAAATATATTATGTTATATTTTTAAAATAGTCGCTTTTAAAGCTTTAAAACCCACCAGGGAAGCGAACAAGATTAGCACCAATACCAAAACCAGCACCAGATCGAGCAGTGGCGCCCATACTCGGGATGTAAGTATCAAGGATACTAAATGTTGCTGCCGCAGTCAACGCGATCAAAATAATCTCCTCAATATTCAAGGAACGTTTAGGGATAGCATAAGCCGCAATAGCTACCATTAAACCCTCAACAAGGTATTTAATGATTCTCTTTACAAGTTCACCGACGTTAATTAAACCGTTCATTTATATTAAATAATAAGAAAAAAAATAATATATGCGATAAAAAACTTAAAATTAATTATATAATTTAATTAAAATGGATCGCTCTAAAGAAAAGACTTCAGCCAAGAAAGGTTTTGAGAGAAAACAGGTTAATGGGAAAAATAATCCTAAATACGTCGACTTATTAGAAGAAGACAAGCCTATTGCTGGGCAAAAATTTGTATGTGTGTCTTTTGTATCTCCTGAAAATATTATTAAACAAAAGCAAATTTTCTTTTTCGAACAATTCCTAAAGAAGTGGGATTTGAATAAATCGATGGAGAAATATGTCCAGTTTTTGAATTTTATCTCTTTCAAATACAATGTTTCATTTGACGACATTTCCAACGACTTTAAAGAGTTTGTTAAGGAAGAAAAGGACAATTTAACAAAAACTACTATGGAAGATGATTACAAAACATTTGTTGACAACAACGAAGAGACACTCGATAAAGAGTTTGGTGTCGCACATAATTTTCAAACAAGTACTCGTGGTTTAAAAATTCGTGGAGCATATCCCACAATAGAGGAAGCCGAGTTGAGATGTAAAATGCTCAGAGAGATTGACCCAAATCACGATATTATGGTCGGTCCCGTTGGTATGTGGATGCCCTGGGAGCCTGAAGCATATAAGACTGGTCGTGTCGAGTATATGGAGGAAGAGCTTAACCAGTTGATGAGTGAGAAAAACAAAAATGAGTCCAATGCCAAGACCGCGTTTGACCAGCGTGTCAAGGAGAGCAAGAAGAAGGCGATTGATGAGAACATCAAGAATGCGGAGAAATCAGGCAACGCGTTGACGCAGTCAATTGATGAGCAAGGTAATCTAATTGGTGTCAATAATGCCAACAGTCAAGAGTTTGGTTTGAAGGAGAAGGACAACATTTCTTCGGCAGATATTCAAATGGAGTTGTTTGAAGGAGAGAATATTGTTGTTGGCAAAACGGATAACGGACAGAGTCAGTTAATTAGTGGTCCTTTTGCGAAGAAGAAGGAGGACTCAATGGACAATGTGGACTAAATATACTTTTAAAAAAAGTATAGCCAAATATATTTTACATTATTTCAAATTAATAAAGTAAAATAATATGTGTGTTTTTAAATTTAAATATCAGTTGAATATGGTTGTTGTTGAGACATACAATGAATATTTCCTCCACCTAATAATATCTCTCTCGCATATACTCCAACAACTTTTTTATTTGGAAACACTTCAGATACTGCTTTAATTGCTTCATTATCACTTGAACAATGAAATATGGGAACAACAATAACATCATTTGTTATAATTAAATTAACATGAGAAGCCGCCATTCTTGTACCACCTTTACGAGCAAATGACCCATCATCAGTTGAAGGTAATGATTTAGCTTCGCTCTTTGTATAGTATAGTTTTGGAGGATGTGGTATCTTATAAACTGTTATTTTATTACCTTTTGCATCTGTAGAATTTTCTAAAACGTCCATTGCTGCCAAAGAACGCATTTCTTGTTCTTTATCTTCACATTCAGCAGTTCCACAACCCTTTGGCCAAGTTAGCATAACTTTTCCAATTCCAGCAAATACACACATATTATCAACGTGTCCATTTGTATCTGTATCGTGAAAAACACCATAAGGTAGCCATATAATTTTAGTTAAGTTTAAATAATTACATAAATTATTTGCTATTTGAGCTTTAGTTAAATTTTTATTTCTATTTGGATTTAAAAGACATTCTTCAGTAGTAACAAGAGTTCCTTGTCCATCAACACTAAATGAACCACCCTCACATACAAAGTCAAATTTTTTATAAATTGGAACAGATAAAAACCCACTAATTTTAACAGCAACTAAAGCATCCTTATCGTGTTCTATAGTTTTTGGGTTTCCCCATCCATTGAATTTCCATCCAACACTTCTCATAAATCTGTTTTTTCCTACAGATTTGATTAAAAATGTAGGTGCTATATCTCTTAACCAATTGTCATCACTATCAAGTTCATCTACAAAAATATTTGGGCAATCCTTAAAACATTCATACGCTTCTTTCCAAACAGACGGTTGAGCAACTATATGAACAATTTGATATTTACTAATAATACGAGCACATTGTTCAATTGCGAGTTGCGCTCCTTTTAATCGAAATGTGCCAGGATTACTTGGCCATCCTAACCATGTAGCACTTTGTTTTTCAAACTCTGAAGGCATATAATAACCATCCTTTTTAGGGGTGCTTAAACTCTGTGTAGAGATGTTTTTGCTAATACTATTTTTTCGCGTTTTTTTATGTAACATATTTATATAAATATACTTTTAAAAAAATAAATAATTTATATTATAATTTTTATAAATATAATATAAATGACAGATAGTAAAGAAACCATACAAAAGTTCGTTCAGAATAAAGGGAATATTCCTCTTATGAAGAAGATGTTGAATGACGGAACTATAACAGATATTAATGTCCTATTTGATAATGGTTTAAGTACAAATACTGCTCTAATGTTTGAAGCAAAATGGGGGACTTTAGAAGGGATGAAATTTCTCTTAACCCATAACGCTGACCCTAATATTCAAAATAAAAATGGTTGGACTGTTCTTCATCAAATGGTCGAATCAGTATCACTGAATAAAAAAGACGAGAATGATAAACTAGATAAACTACGCCTTCTATTAAAGTACGGAGCAGATAAGTCTATTAAGAATAAAAATGGTAGCACCGCGTTAGATTTAGCGAAAGTATCAAAAAATTGCCGTAATTGTGTCAAAGTTCTTTCTCAAGGGAAAAATAAAACTTTACGCAAAAGGAAACCAAAGAGAAAAACAAGGAGACATTAAAATAAAGCGCTTTTATATTTTGAAAGCGGTTTTTATAAAAACACATATAGTTTTGCTATACTTTTTAAAAGTATTACCACTTATTCGCCTTTTTGACGCTGATTTTCTGTCCTGCGCCGCGTTTTTTAACCGAATTTGGGTCATATTGTTCCTCTTCGTCTTCATCCTTCATTCCTTTCGATAATTCCCAGAACTCTTTTGACCCTAATCTGAAGTCACCGTGGCTGTCGGCTTTATACCAGAAGACCTGATCGTGTAGCTTATTGGATTTCGAGTTATTATTTATCACCAAGCACTCATAATTTTCGGTACATTGGTCCATCACCTGACAAAAGCTCTCAAATGTGGGAAACATACCGGCATAGTTCTCATATATTCTTTTTCTATTTGCGATGTAATTTTCTCGAAGAATAAAAACATAATCTATGTTGGTTCTCAGTGTGGGCGGAATGCCGAGCGGATATTGCATTGTGATGACTAGCAT